TGTTTAGATTGCGACGAGATTCTAAGTTACCGGCACTTCGGGCCGGGCGGAACATGCCCGGCTTGCGGGTCGCTCAGCCTGTGGTCCATCAGTCGGTGGATTAAGTCTCTAGGAAAGGAAAGGGTATGATATGTCCAAAGTGCTCAAGTCGTCAAGTGATTTTAGTGGACAAGGGGCGCCCCTGGAAGCCGCTCCTGATTTGCAGGACGTGCGGGAAGCGTTTCCAGGTACCGAAGCACTACTTCGAGAAGCGGTTTCTCTCAAAGTACGAATCAGGGACCTGCAATCTCGACTGAGCGCCCTTGAGGAGCGGATCGCGACTCTGGCCGAATTTGCGCCAGGGTCAAAAACGGGGAAACTCGTTGCCGGGAACTACCGGGCAACCGTGCAAACGAAGGAGAACATCCGATGGGAGCAGGAGAAGCTCGAAAGACTGCGGTCCCACATCGGGGACAAGGCGTTCTTTGGACTCTTTCGGCGTGAATATAAACCCGTCAACATGCGAGCCATCCATGCGGCCATGCTAACGTCCGAGCTGCGCGACGCCCTCCAATGGGCCATGACCATACGGCCCGCAAAACCCTACATTCGATACGAGGTGTTGAACGATGCCCCTGAAACCGATAACGGTTGAGTCGGTGAACCGGATTTGTGCCCTTGTCATAGGGCCTTCGGGAATTGGAAAAACAAGCCTTATCCGTACCATCTACGGTCAGACATGGGACCCAGAGACCCGGACCTGGCGTGATCCGGAGCAGAACAAACCTGCGCCACCATGCTGCGTCGTCAACGCTGAGGCCGGCATGCTAGGTGTTCGAGATCTTGTTGTTGCCGGCCTGGTCAAAGGCTTTGAGGTCTCTAGCCTTGATGATTTCCAGGACGTCTACACCTATCTTGTCTCCCCAGAAGGCCGCGAGGAATTTGGCGGAGGCTGGGTCTTCATTGACTCGCTTACGGAGATAAGCGACCGATGTAACAAACACTTCAAGGCCAAGTATCCCGACAAGGCGAAGACATTCGACCGGTGGGACGATTATCAAATCTTGATGACGTCTCTCATCAAAGGTTTCCGCGATGCCACAGACTTCAACGTGGTTTTCACGTGTTTGCCTTTGGTGGAGAAGGATGAGGCCAATAGACGCTATGTTGGTCCCAACGTCACCGGCAACGCCTTGAGACAGTTATTGGTCAGCTTCTTTGATGAAGTGTTCTATATGACGAACATCCTGGGAGAGGACGAGACGGAATATCGGGCATTTATCACAGGCCCTTACGAACGTTTCCCGGGCAAGGATCGGAGCGGCCGGCTTGCGCTGATCGAGAAGCCGGACCTGAGACACATTTACCAAAAGATCATAGGAGAGAACAATGGCAAGGCTTAATCTTGATCTTAGTGACTACGATGCGATGGAAGATTTTGGCCCGGTCCCGCCCGGGGACTATGTGGTCACCGTGGTTAATTCCGAGGTAACCCACTCAAAAGCCGGCAATCTCATGGCCATATTAACGTTTGAGGTTGCTGGTCCCACCCACGCCGGGCGCAAGCTGTGGGATCACTATGTGCTCAATAACGATGTCGCCATGAGGCGGCTAAAATCTCTGGCGCAAGCCGGAGGCCACCCGAACCCGAATTTCATTCGCGACACGGAAGAATTGCACGGGCTGCAATGCATCGTGCGCGTGACCGTGGAGGAGCAGGAAGGTTACTCGCCGAAAAACAAGATCGTGGCATTCAAACCCACCAAGAAGCCGGACGCGGCGCCGGCCTCTGCAAAGCCTGCTTCTACGCAGCAGAAGCAGACCACACAACAACGCAAATCGGTCCCGCCCTGGGAAGCCGCACAGTCATAAGGCGCAGAAACCATGGTCGTTTTGCGTCCATACCAAGAGGCCGCCGTGGACGCCATCGTCTCGGCGAGCCTCACCGACAGGTTCATCTTGCTCCAGCTCAGCACGGGCGGAGGCAAGACGATTATCTTTTCCGAGCTCATCCGCCGCTGGCTCCAGGAATACCGCATGAGGATCCTCGTGTTGGCACATCGAAAGGAGCTCATTGAGCAAGCGGCGGACAAGCTGTGGAAGGTCTGGCCCAAGGCTCCGATCGGCATTGCGTGTGCCAGCGTGAGCAGTCACGCGGACCTGTTCCAACCCGTCGTCATTGGGAGTGTTCAGACCGTCACCAACCGCCTTGGGAAATGCCCGCCTTTCCACCTGGTGATCATCGACGAGGCGCACAGGCTGCCACCGAGGGACAAAGAGAGCCAATACCGGAAGCTGATCACAAAAATGGAGGAGTATTACCCACAGCTTCGCGTCCTCGGTGTCACAGCGACGCCCTACCGGCTGGGGCACGGGTACATCTATGGTTCGCGATGCCGGCCCGGGGCGACCAATTGGTTTAACAAGCTCCACTTTTCAATCCGCCTCTCGGATCTCCAGGAGCAGGGATACCTTGTGCCCATGCGGGCCAAGGAGACGGTGGACATCGACGGCGAACTGCGCCGCATCCGAACGAGCGGCGGAGACTGGAATCTCGGAGACCTGTCCGAGCTCATGAGCCGTGAGCGACATGTGGGCTCCGCCGTCCACGCCTACCGCGAGTATGGAGAGGGCCGCCGGCATGTGGTGGTCTTCTGCGTCACGATCGCCCACGCGGAGCGGGTGCGAGATGCCTTCCGGGCCGCGGGGTACGACGCCGAATGCGTCCACAGCGAGATGCCCATGGACGAGCGCGCACGGATCCTGGAGGCCTTCGACGCGGGCCGGCTACACATCCTCTGCAATGTCGGTGTGCTCACGGAGGGGTGGGACTGCACGCGAGTGGATTGCATCCTTCTGTGCCGGCCCACCAAGAGCCCAGGTTTGCACGTCCAGATTGTGGGCCGTGGCCTGAGGCCGCACCCGGGCAAGGAAAATCTGCTGGTCCTGGATCTCTCCGGGAACGTGCGCCGCCATGGGGATCTCGACGAGCCGGCCGTGGTGGTGCCTGGCGCACAGTCTTCTCGGGGGGCACGGGATGACGGGCCGCCCATGAAGACCTGCCCGTCATGTTTCTCCATCGTCCCGGCAGCGTCAATGGAATGCCAAGAATGTGGGCATATCTGGCCACGCGAAGAGGAGAGCGAAATCAATGACCCCGTCGTCATGCGGGAGATCACGAAGGGGCCATGGTCCCTTCAGGTGGTGGAGATTCTTCCGCGATACCATGTCAGTCGGCGAGGTAATCCGATGTTGAAGCTCATCATTACGGCAAGCAAAAATGGGAGCATCATACCGACGACGTTCTACCATTTTATGGACATCGAGGGGCGCGGATCTTCCTATGGTCGGGCAAAGGCGGCAAGGTTGTGGCTCCGACTCGGTGGCCGTGAACCCGTCCCAGAGACCATCTCCGAGGCCATTCGGCGCTTCGACGAATTGAGGTGGCCGGATGAGGTGAATGTGGTCCAAAAAGGCAAGTACCTCAACGTGGTGGGGTGGTGATGGCAAGACCGCTAATGACGGACAAAATCGCTGCGGAGATCTACGAGAGTGCGACGCGACGCACGAACGAGCGACGCCGCTACCTCGGCATGAGTGCCATTGGTGGGCCGTGTGACAGGGCGCTGTGGTACGGCTTCCGAGGTTACACGCCGGCTCCAATTGACGGTCGCGCGCTGCTGATCTTCGAGCTCGGCGACTGTATCGAGGACATCCTGATTCGTCGCTTGCGTGATGCCGGGTATCGCATCGACGGGGAACAATTGGCATTCGAGGCCCATGAAGGATTCTTCCGGGGCCATTGTGACGGCGTCATCCACGGCATCACCAAGCGTCCGCACATCCTAGAATGCAAGAGCGCCAACCGGAGGCGGTTTGAGACGTTTCGGGACTTCGGCGTTCGTGCTGTGTCCCCGACCTACTACTGCCAGGTGCAATGCTACATGGGGTATGGGCGGCTGGAGCGGGCCTTGGTGGTGATTTATTGCAAGGACACGTCGGAGATCTACACCGAAAGGGTGTACTTCGTTAAGCCTGATTTCGAGAAGCTCCACGAGCGTGCCTATCGCATCATCACGGCCAACGCTCCGCCACCGAGAGCATTCGATGACGAAAGCACCATGGAGTGCCGGTGGTGCAATTATAGGCTGCATTGCTGGATGCCGGAGGAGGCCATCATCATGGCGGACGACAAAGTGTGTGGAACGTGTTGGTACCAGATTTGGCAGGGGCTCAAGCCCTGCTGCACCCATCCTGACCATCCCTATGTGCTTAGGCAATGGGGCGTCGGATGTGATGATTGGAGCCGATTTGATGCTAAAGATCCGCGCGAGAAGGCCGGCCGGAAAGAGCGGGTCCCAGCCGAAGCCTGCGTGGAATTTCAATGAGGACACATGGTGGAGGAGTCTGGGACCAACAATCTCCTCCACC